GTATTCTTTCAGAGCACATTGGGAGGCGGATGGTTGTATCGGCGTGGTCGCGGCTATTGAGAGGTTAGATGGTGGTGTTCATTTATTGAAGGACACCATTGACGCACCACAGCCAGTGCAGGAGCCTGTGGCGTATCTTTGTAGCCCAGACAAAAACGGTTTGTTCGGTTTACCGACAGCGGACAAGGCTTGCAAAGATTGTTTTCCTGTTTACACCACCCCACCACAGCGCCCTTGGGTGGGGCTGACGGATGAGGAGATTGACCAAGGCTTGTTGCGTACATCCTATGCCATGAAGACTGCTGAAGCATGGAGAGAAGGTGTCAGATGGGCTTACCATCAACTAAAGGAGAAGAACAATGGGTGAACAACTAATACCAAAGCTGGACAGGATTGGCGCGGAGGCTGGCATCAAGCAGATGACGCCCGAGATATATAACTTTGCCCTGCGGGTGCGTGCTGATGTGGTAGCACAGTGGCCTGAGCGCCCTTGGGTAGGGCTGACGGATGAGGAGATTGCTGCGTTTGATTGGAACCACGCGGTTGTGGATGCTGAATGCGTCCGCGCTATTGAAGCCAAACTCAAGGAGAAGAACGCATGACTGACGTACACGAAACGATGAAAAAAGAAACGCTAAAGCTGCAAGCAATTGCAAAGGAGGCGAAGCTAGAGTTGACGCCCGAGCTGCGTATGTTTGCATGGCTGATTAAACACCACGCCCTGATTGATTTTTGGGAATCAGCAAAACGTCAAGTGGAGTACCAGCAAGATATATTAAACAAAGCGCAGGAAAAGGAAACAAAATGAAACAAGAAGACATTGAACTCATCGAGATGCCGAAAAACAAACGGCACTTGTTCGGCGGCAGGGAAGTAATCCTTGGGCCTGTAGGTGAAAAGAAGCGCTTGGGGTGGGTATACAAAGACACCGGACTACCGCCTACTGAAGAAGAGACCAACGCCGTATTGGCGCAGGAGCAACGGAAATGAAACAAGAAGACTACAACGAAATGGTTAAGCAGTTTGAACTTAAAGACAACGTACAAGTGGAGGGCATCACTGCAGATTACGTTTGGTACAACACGCAAATCCTGACGCAAAAGATGCAGTCATGGCAGCGCGATTTTGAAAAGTTAGCCAAAACAATGGAAGATCGCCATAACGAACACTTGCACATGATTGGCGACTTGCTAAGGCAAAACAAATATCTCAAGGACAAGCTCAAGGAAAAAACACATGACTAAACCCAAAAAAATTTTGATTGAAAAAGCAAGATCAAAATTAGATCACAGCGCTAAAGTTTTAAAGGCAAACGAAATCCTTTGGAATGATCGTTGGAAGGCGCAGCCAAATCCATTTGTCCAAATTGCTGACTACACCTCAGAAGAACAGCGGGCAATACGCAAGCCCATCATTGATGCTTGGATAGAAGCCCGAAATAAATATGACGATTTAAACGTTTAATTTAGGAGCGCGCGTGAAGCCAAAGTATTTAATAAGCAAAGGCTGGGAAGGATTTGCTGACCGCTTGCAATGTTTGTCATACTGCCTGTCTATGGCAAAGCTTTTCAATAGAACGCTTTATGTGGATTGGACTGACACCATTTGGAGAGATGGGTTTTACAAATATTTCCATTGGGTTGATTTGCCAAACATATCAAACGTTGCAGTCATTGATGAAGAGCTTGATGTGTATCCTCATTTTTGGAAACACAAATTAATTTTGCCATCCAATGAATGGGTTTACGACATTAAAGAGCAGTTGGAATTTGATCCCAAAAAGGATAGGCACTACGAAGGTGTTTGGGTTCAATGTGGAATTGGCTATAGAGAATACGATATGCCTGAGTTATGTAGGCATTTGCGACTTAATAAAAATATAGCCAAAGAGATACCGGTAACTGACTCAGATATGCCTGTTGTACATTTGCGTGGAAACGACAGAACGTTTACACAAGACCAATGGGACACCATAAGAAAGCTGGCACCAATTGCTTTGATTGTTTCAGATGATGCCAAGCTTGTCCGCCGCTGGCTTGACGAAAGCCCGAAGTCAATTGTTCTGTCCCAGCCAAAAGAAGGCGTATATCACAAAACAATTTTCCCAAGCAAACATGAAATGAACTTGGCTTTACTGCGGGATTTTATTGCAGTGTCCAAAGCCAAGGAAGCCTACGCGCTCAATGATGAAAGCGTATTTTTTAAGATGGCTAGGATAATGAACACCGATGAATGGAGAGACTAAATGACCCCTATATCACTACCCAACTCACAGCGACAATACCATGCGTTTAAACTATGCTCAAAATGCGAGACCAGCAAACCTCCGGAGGGAGGGATTGAGATGGGGCCAAAGTGGATATGTGGCAGTTGCTGGATACGTCGCGCGACAAAAAAAAATTTAAAATAATTAAAAAGGGGGCCAAAGCCCCCCTAATTTACTCAATGTAATGAGTAAATTTACTCAGCGTCCTCTTCTTCCTCGCACAGGTACCAGTCGTCGGTCTCTTCGTCGTAGAAGTACCAAGCATCATTCTCTTCATCGTACCAGTGAGCCACATCGTTCTCATCAAAGATGTACTCTTCATCGTCCTCTGATTCATCGTCCTCTACTTCATCAAAATCTTCTTCATCATCAATGGATTCAACGCGCTCAACAAAAGCAGCCAACACTGCCAGCTTCCAAAATTCATCAGTAGAGAACTCAATGCTCTCACCAAAACCAAAATTAATAGTCATACGAAAGTCCATGATTCACCCCTTTAAGTTTAAAAAAATGGTGCAGTTTTAAGCCGCAAACACATCTTATGGTTCATTTATGACACTTTATAAGGAGTCAACATCAATGATTTGACCACGAAACTCTATATGTTTTTTATCAAAAACACTTACAACTTCGGGCCAAAGCAAATGACCATTCCACAATGTGAGAACAACAAAACCGCTACGCCAGTTTACAGGTGAGTCTTCTAGGTAGTCAATAAATTGCGGCCCAGTTGGTTCAGCTAAAGTGCCGGTATCTACCCCATACCTGACCCCGTTTAAATCAGTAAACGGGCTTACTTTTAAACTGTGAAGATGTCCAGTAACATAGGATTTTCCAGACTGCAATGCGTTGTTGTGAACGGCGTGAAGTCCGCCCTTCCACCTATGCTTGATAACTATATCGTCGTTGGGCCAGCAAGACCAAGCTGGCGTCCATGCTTGAAAATGATCTTTTAAAGTGAAACCTTTGATATGCGCAAATTCTGGTACACGGTTCGCAAGTACATTCTCAAAGCGCGCATCGTGGTTACCAAGCGTCCAGATCAACTTGCAACCTTTGTTTTGGTTCTTGGCTGCGGTCTCTATCTCCTCCAAGCTTGCTTCACAGGCTTTGAGTTCGGCGATCAAAGAAGGTTTGCTATCCCAGCCAATTCTTGGAAAGCGACTGATGCTGGCTCCATCAAATGCGTCTCCATTATTGATAACAACTTTTGGGTTTAAATTGTTGATAGCCCAAAGCAATCCTTTAAACGCAGTGGTTCGTATTCCGGGCCAGAAGTGGGCGTCGCTAAAAACTAAAATAGTTCCGTTGAGCATCCCAAGGTTTATACGAACGTTGTGGCTGACGGTGACCACTTTCTTTTGGTACTTGATGCCACGAGGGTCACTTGAGTCAAGTTGTATATTTTGTTTATCTTCAATCTTTCGGCGTCGGAAAAGCACTCTGCGTTCGGTAATGCCTAATTTTTCCGCAATTATTTTTCCGGATTTATGTTCATTCCATAACGAAATAAACTCTTCATCCGTGCAAGAAGGTGCTAGCATAATTGGCCCCTAAAGTTGTTGGGCATTTTATACACTATCTTTATTACACACAAAGGTAAAACATGAAAATAAACACAGTTGTTGATTACGGTATGCCATGCATGATGGCTGAACATCATCTAAAAGAAATTCATTTATTGATGCTAGATAAGAAGTACTATGAGGCTATGGACAAATGCAGAGATGCCCAACGAAATATAGACCAACTTCTGCGGGCCATTGAATTTATGAAAGCCAATGATGGACGCAGTAATTGATCTGCAAGAGATGTTAAAAAATCACGACCCTGAGGATGTGATGGCTGCGGCAGCTTGGTTATTGGGCTGCGTTGGTGCTAGGCACTCCAACATGAGCAAGGAACAGTTCCTTAGAATTATTTTGATGCCAGTAGCGATGGCTTGGGACATACAGTTACAACAGGTGCATTGATGACCAAAAGAAAAATTGAAGTTGCGGAGCTGCTCGCTAGGTATCCCGATGGCCTTACAGTAAACGAAATCTATTGCAGATCCAAATCTATGGCTCACAAGACCATACGCAACGCCTTGAACGAAGAGCCGCGTTGGGCCTACATTGACCGCTGGGTTCTTGGCAAAAAAAATTATGAGCCGGTATGGTGTTTAAATCCAGCCCCCGAAGATTGCCCTCCGCCCAATGACTACAAAAGCTGAAAAAAAACATATGTCCGCTGTAGCGGAACTAGGCTGTCTGGTTTGCCGTCGTATGGGGTATTTAAACACACCGGCGGAAATCCATCACAAACGGGCAGGCACCGGGGCGGGTTCCCGGGCAAGTTATTTAAACGTTATACCGCTGTGTCCTGAACACCATCGTGGCAATACCGGTTTACACGGCCTTGGCTCCAAAGGGTTCGTGAAGCACTACGGCTACGATGAGGACGATCTCTTAAAAGAGGTCGCCTCTCTACTCGGCTAAAGCTTCTTTGAACTGACGGATGCCGCCAACCGTTGCGTTTTGCGCACGAACGTTCTCAAGTAGCAAGTCCCGCTTTTGATCCGGATCCATATCTGAGGTTCGTATTTGCAGGGCTTGCTTCTTCAGCTCCTGTAGCTTCTTGGCTACCATTTGCACCTGCCCGCGCATTGCATACTCCTTGCCATGCTCTTGAGCGTACTCAAGCAGATCAGGGCTGCCGCTGCTCTTAAGGTCATTGATAGTCCTTACCGCAGTCTCCACTCGGTTCTTGAGGTCGTAGAACTGGCTAACCTGTCCTGTGGCCTCATGATCAATCAAGAATCGCTTGATGATTGGAGTTTGCTCAAACCGGTTTGTTGGTTTGGAGGTGGTGTTGAATATAGAGTCCACCACATCCGATAGGTACATACCCATCGTTCCGGTGTAGCCTTGGTATATATGGTCAATCTTCAGCGGGGAAATGTTGGTCATCTGTCCCAGCTTTTGAGCAACGATGGAAGTGTTGGGCTCTACTTGGAACTTAGGCTCAATCCCAGTCATGTGCGCTCCCACAATGGGGCGACCTGTGAAGAATGAATAGTTAGCCTCAGCCTCCAGCACCGGCATAGCAACCTGTGGCACTGGTGTAAACGTTAGATCCATGAGAGCTTTTTTGCCAGCGGCCTGCAACTCTTTTAAATCCTCAGCGCCGTAGAAATAACGATAGATATGCTCGGGCATGGTTTTAAACAGGGTTCCAAGCTCAAACGGGATTGGAATACGAACACCAAGCCCGGGGATGATCCAGTTGTTGTCCTTGACTTCCTGCTGCTGTTTCTCATAGTCTGGGTCGTTAGTTACCATTGCTGCGTACATAACGCTCAATCCCATGAGGGTAGCTGCACGAATGAGTCCGGTCTTTTGAACTGCTTTCTGGCGGGCTGTTACATCGCCGCCCATAGATGGCTCTACCAGACCACGGTACATCAAGTCCAGACCTTGGAACTTGGCGTTTAAAAACGGTATGGCGGCGGTAACAATCCGCACCATTGCGGAGTTGCCTTTGCGGTTGAAGTTTAAAACTTCGTTGGCGCGGAAGATTGCTTCGGCTTCGTTGCCTGTCTTGGCAAGCACATCCTTGTAAACGCTGATACGAACTGCTGCGTCGTGAGCCTCAGTTGCGTGTTCCAGATACTTCCAGATTCCCGTGATAGGTGTAAACGCTTTTTCCAGACCTTCTTGGGTGCCGGTCTTCGCACGCAGATCCTTAGCCAAGTACTGCGAACTTGCTTCAATGTTTCTGGAGAACTCGTAGCCACCAATAACACCTGCGTTTAAAAGAGTTTGATATTCCGGCGATTTGTTAGCCATCACATCCGCAAAGTTTTTCAAGGTTCCTGTGATTGGGCTAATGTCTGCCCCGCTGGTGTAGTACGTGTACAGCGAGTGCTTCATCATGTTGGCAATAATGAAGGCTGGATCTTTGGTAACCATAGAACGCAGTACGTCCGCCGGTTTAGACAAGAAACTCAAGAAAGGCAGCTCTGGCAGGTTTAAACTCTTGACTGCATCAATGAATAGCGGGTCGGCGCTAACATAATGCTCCACCTTTCCTTCGCGCAGGATAGCCAAAACATTTGGTGCAGCTTGTGGGTTATGAACTCGCTCAGCTTGTCCAAGGAACATTGCCTCATCAATAGCGCGCTGACCTGCTACGTTCTTTAAACCGGAGGTGATAGCAGCCTGTGTGTTGCGGGTAATTGTTTCCAAGAAATCCGCAGCCGGTGCGCTCTCTTCGCCCTTGGGGCCTTTTAGCTTCTTAGGTGGTTTAACGCCGGTCAGGTTCTGCATGATCTGTGGGCCGATGGTACGCTCACCCTCAAGCTGGCGGTAAAAAGGTATGTAGTCTGCGTACTTCATCCACTCAGCGCCCATCTCCTTGGATAGGACGCCGGTGTCGATCATATATTTGACCAAGCCGTTGTTGTACTTGATCCAGTCCTTTTGGATATCCACGAACTCGGGGTACTTCTTCTCAAGCTCTTTTGCATGAGCCAGCTCGTCCGGTGTAAACTTCTCACGGCCTTCTTTGGTTAAACGCTCGCCGCGCTTTGCCATTGCCCAGAACTGGTAGGCTTGGTACATCTCGGGGTCGCCGTACTTAGCCAACGGGGCAAAAATTTCCACGACGCCTTTGACTGTGCCGTTTAAATTGGATATCTTGGTGTAGCCTTTTTCATAGACCGGCACGCCGCCCATGCGGTTACCTGTACCCAAAGCACTAGCCACGTAGCCAGCAGCTTTATCGGATTCCAGCGCAGCAGCTTCAGCGCTAACGTCAGCAAGGCGCTCAGCACCGCCCATTTCTTTGACCATGCGCTTACCGTACACACCCAGTTGGTTGTATTGGTAAAGCAGCTTTTGACGCAGATAGGAGAACGGCGTTGGGCCAAGACCGCCAATTAAACGCTCAGCATAGCCTTGTTCTTCACGTGCAGTGGTGCGCTTTCTAACGGCATCATAGATCGCTTGACCATTGGGCAAGCTCTTGATTTCGCTTTCAACCCTGCGCAAACTTTTGCGAGATTCTGGTTGCACATAATTGTTCCCAGCCTCTTCTCTTGTAAAAGGAAATGGTATTGAAAAGTTTTCATCAATTGCGCCTTTTTCAGCTTTTATGCGCTCGGGGAAATTTTTTTTGTAATCAAAATTTTCTGGGTTGTTTTGCTCCGACCACCTAATATCTGATTTAAGAACAACGGGCATGGTTTCATAACCAGCTTCTTTTAAAACTTTGGCGCGATGTCGACCTTCATGCCCAGTCGCTTGCAATGTGCCAGAGTTACCACTAACTAAAAGGTATGGCAAAGAATTAAATTTTGTTCCATCAGCTACACGCTTTCGTGCATTAATCATTTTTTGACTGCTATTGGAATCTTCACTATTTGTGTATTCAGCCAATTTAAGAAAATCATCAATATTCATATTGACCAATTTTTCTCTAGACTTGTACTTAGTTATGCTGTTTGCATCCACTTCTTTTGGATCAAACATTTCCGTGGCACTTTTGCGCAAGCTCAACCGTACATCGCCTTCAGCCTGTGCTTTATTGGCTTCTTCTGCGGTCATTCCTAGTGGCTTAGCTTCAGCCTCTGTGACTGGACGCTCACCATAAGCTCCCACGTTACCTGTCGCGGATTTAAGTTGTTTAGAGTCGTACACGGCTAGGTTCTTGTTGCCACCTTCTTGTACGTAGAAGCTATCGTAGCCAAGCTTTTTAATGACATCTTGGACTGGCTTGGATTCAATTAATTCCCAATTGCCAACTTTGATTCCGCCGTAACTTCTACCGACTGGCAATCCATAGCTATCTGTTAATTTGTTCATCTCATCCAAGACGGCTTTAACGTCCGCTGGATTTTCATAGTCAAACGGCTTCTCCGCGCGTACATACAATGGCATGATGTGCGGGCCGCTTTGCAGCATATCTTTGTAAGCTTTGCGCAAGTAATCCTGAGCTTCGCCTGTAGCCTTTGCATATTCGCCAGTTTTCAAGCTATCAACCATTTCCTTCATGGCAGTTGGCGACCGGCGGTAATCCTTGCGGATTTCAGCTATAGCTTGCTTTCTAGCCTTCTCAAGTTGCTGAGGCGTCAAAACATCATCTGCGTGTGCAGCCATCCAAGCAAAGCTATCTTTGGAAAAGCCTTCTGCAAACTTAGGGTTGTCAGTTAAAAATATTGGTGATCCGCGCTCGGTCTTGCGGGCAAACGATGCCGTATCTTTGGCTAGACCGTGGTACAAAACTTTTGGTTGCCCAACCCCATCGCGGTTACGGTAATCTTCCATCAGCTTATTGCGCTCATCAGCTGAAAGTTTTCTCCAATAAAAATCTTGCCTAGATTCTGGAATTTTTAGCCGATTCATTACATCTTCGCCGGACACCATACCTTTGTCCCGGGAAGTAACAATTTTGCTGTCTCCAAACCACTGTTTAAACTCAGGAGTGTTGGTTCTTAGGCTAGGCTTTGCCTGCGTTTCGTCAGCAGCTCGGACACCCGCCTCACCGCCTCCAACTCCTCTTTGCTGGAGGAGTTTTGTTGCCCCGTCGCTGAATCCGTAGGAGGGAGAGTCCGTTCCGAACTTGCGGAAAAGCTTTTGCTCATAGAACCAAAGGGCTGACTGGACTTGATAGTTTTTGATGCCTGCATCTGAAGCTACTCCATTCATTAAAGCTTTTATAGCCCTGCGCTGAGGCTCTGTTGGAGCATCAACGATCTTTCCTTCGGGGCTGGTCATTGTACCAAAATAGCGGTTAAAGGTTCGTGTTGCCCACTTATCAACCGTTACATCGTGGATGCCGTTTATGTTGGACACAAATGGGCCAACCTTGGGGCCAAAAGCATAAAGTCCCGGCTTTATGTCGCTTAATTTGCCATCAATACCGCTGGTTATGTTTCCATACCTTTTGCGGAAATCATTAATTTCTTTGACAGTGTGTTCAGATGTTAACCAATTAAGGGCATCCTTTTCACCCATAGCTTTCACCATGTTGTTAAGGAAATCCATTTGTTTCTTTTTGTTGGCTGACTGTGTACCGCCCTGCCAAAGACCGCCGGTCTCTGGGTTTACGCCGGGGATGACTCCAGTTTTTTCGTAATGCTCAAAAGCTTTGGCTGCAATAAACCAATTATCTCGGGCAATGATATTAGGCGACAAAATGCCAGCCATAATTGAAAACAGTTGCCGCTTTGGCTCGCTGTTTAAAGAAGGTATAACCTTCATGGTGTCCGCAAAAGCTTTTTTAATGTCTTCGTCGTACCAATCAAGACCCGATTGATCTGAAGCCATTTGATGCTTGACTTCTTCTAATGCCATTTTCATGGCAATTTTTATGTCTTCTGGGTCGTTATAGTCAAGTTTGCGATTAAACTTTTCCATAACTTTTTTATCAAAATGCTTGGCTATATCATCAACTACCGGTTTTTTTCCAAAATCTGGAGCTGATTCATTTCCAGTTAAAACATTTAAACCATAGCTGTTGCTGCGCAAGCTTGGTTTAGTTTGTGTTTCACCAGTTTGAGATACAGCATCATTAGCAGCGTTGCTAATTTTTTGTATTTGTTCTGGTGTTTGTTGAATGTCTGGCGCAGGGCGACGGCTAATGCTTCTAATTATTTTATTTAGTTCATAAGCGGCACGCATCTTATTATCAGCAGCAGCAAAACTATTTTTTAAATTTTGCATATCTTCTGGTGTTACGCGCCCTTGGCTAATCAATGTTTGCAAGTCATGAAACAAAGACTCACCTTCTTGATCAAGCGCTTTGCGGCTTGCACGTTCTGCATTTAAATCTGTTACTTGACGCAAACTAGGTTTGGCTCCCGCAGTTGCGGTAGGCTTCTCCGCAGTTGCGGTAAGCTTTCCAGTTTCTATCTGTTTAAACACATCTTCAGCGGACTCGTAGCCACCGGATTTGAATGCTTGTTTAACTTTGGCAAAGAAGTCCTGTAGCTTGGCTGTCAGGGTTGCCATTATTCCTTTGGGTGCGCCATGAGCATCAAAGTCAGCAAAGGCATCTGCAATGGCTTCCTCGCGGATAGCATCCATGTCGCCCTTGTACAACTTACTGTACGCATCAAAGCGGGACTCTTCGCCCTCTTTCAATGCCTTGCCGTCAACGTTGCGGTTCTTTAAGTATTTGTCGATCCAAACTTTGTCAGCTTGGTTCTCAAGAAGCTTCCACTGCCCGGGCGTGAAGAAGCCCATGTCCTTTAAAGCATGGATAGCCTCGTGACGCAAAGCCTGTAGCGGTCGCGCTGCGTCTAATGCAATCTTGATTAGCTTCTTGGTGTACTCGCCATCAAAGTTACCGGCGTTCTCAATAAACTTTAAACCAACATCTTCCAAGCCAAAACGTTTAAGTGTTGGCAGTAACGCGCGACTAAGTACATCTTGTAATTTGCTGGTGTCAATTGGCTTGGGTTCAAACGTTTCCGGTTCAGCGGCTGGTTCAGCGGCAGTCTCGGCGGCTGGCTCGGTTAACTTTGCTTCTGGAGCATTCGCTCCTTCACCCTCAGCAGCACCGCCAGCTTCACCTTCGGGCTCAACCCCGAATTCCGCAGGCTCTCTATTGCCATGCTCTTCTTTGGCAAGTTCGTCTGCGAGGTCTTGGATTTCTCCATTAATTTCGTCGATGTTGCTTTCACGGTCAAGTTCCTGTTCTATGCGGGTTATTTCTTGTTCATGCATCCGCAAAGCTTCGCGGGTTTCGGTGTCATAGAAAGGCTGTCCCAATCCATGTTGGCGCAGCGCATCCTTAATAAACTCTTCTGCCTCTTGCTGTTTGCCGGTATCGCCTTCAATAACTTCCGATCTAAGGTCATGCGGCAGCCACTGGTCAAACTCACCATCAGCAACTCTATCAGCAATAGATGTTCCTTTGCCGCCTTTGCCTTTGGCAAATGTTGGGAGACTGCCAATGTCTACCCAGTCGCTTTGGTTTAAACCAAGCTTACCAACCTTTGAAAGCAGGTTAGTCCCGGTAATTGCATCCCGTTGCTCAACAGTCAGGTTTAAATCATTGATAAGACCTGCAACGTAATCATTGTTTTTATCCAGACCGGCGGTATCAACCGGCTCTATATCTCGCGGAGCTTCACCCTTGTCGGCGGCAGTTTGAGCTGCTACTTGTTCTGGGGTTGCTTCAGTAACTTTGGTGGGCTCAGTAACCTTGGGAGGAGCAGGGCGGTACTTATTAAACTCCGCAGCCAAAGACTCAATGGTTGGTTGCAGTTCTTTAACTTTGGTATCAATGTCTTTGTTGTGTAAACGGTCAGCTGTCTCAGTCAACGATCCAGCTTCAACTGTTCGTTTCTGGTTAAGCAGATCCAGCTTTTGCTGTTCTGCTGCCATGTAGTCGGACTGCACCTTATCAAGGTAGTCTGGCTGCGTCTTTTGGAATTCAAGCTTAGCTTGTTCGTTTGCTGCTTGCTGGTTGCGGATATCAGCCAGCGCGGCGTTGCGGTCAGCCTCATCTTTGGCAAGCTTTGCCTCGCCCAATCCTTTTTGCCCCAGTGCATGGTATGCACCAAACATAGGAGACAAAGCAATAGCGCCTTTGGCGGACTCTCCGTAAGCGGCTAGGGCTTCGGGGGACATCAAGCTTTGGTCTGTGGCTGCACGGCTAAGTGCGGTGTTGCCAACCATCATTCCAGTTCCAACGATGGCGTTCTCAGCAGTTCCACGCAGGAAGTTCTGCGCGTAGCCGGTAAGTTGTTTGCTTGCGTCTGCTGCGGTTAGCTCTCCAGCAAGAACCTTTGGAGCAAGCAGTTCAGCCTGTTCAACGGTGGTTTTACCCAGCAAGCCACGCATAGGCCCGCTCATTAAATGCCCGGTGAATGTGTTTAAAGCAGTCTTTGCTAGACCGTAAGCCACATCTTTTACGGGATCTGATGGCAGTCCGGCTTTCTTGCGTTCAAGCTGCGTCTCGCCAATCTCAATAGGCAAGTCGGTCAATGCAGTAGCTCCTGCTCCAGCCAAAGCGCTGGCAGTGCCTAGTCCCACAGCGGATAGTCCTGCCCCGCCAATAACGGCTTCTGGGGCAAGCGCAGCGGCGACAGATCCAGCAAGCATGGGTGCGCCAAAGCGACCGGTAATGTTACCTGCCGCTTGAGCATAGGGCTCTAGGAACTGAGTGGCGCGGGATCCAATTCCGGAAAACAAGCCGCGCTGATCCGCAGCAGCAATGTCTTTGTCGGATGTTGGTTGATATGTTTGGGCGGCTTTTTCCTGCTGGGTTTTTCCAAACTCCGCAAGTCCTTTAAGCCCAGAAAATTCTCCAACAGCTTCAGCGGCAGATCCAACTCCACCGCGAAAGCCGGAGCTAAGCGCAGATCCAAGGCCGGAAGTGGGTTTTTCTTGAGGTGTATAAAACTGACGTTTAATAATAGATGCAGCCTCGTCGTGAGGCATATCATCTGGAAACTCAGCAATATTCCCGTCCGGCAAAGCTACGCGGTAGGACATTTAAATTACTCCAATCGACCAGTTGCTGGGTTTAATTGCAATATTTTTCCACCACCTTCTTTATTTGCGCCTAGTGCATCAATTGCACCATGCAGTTGTGTTGCCCGCGCCATGTTGTTTACATACTCAGGCGTTCCCGGAATGCCGGGGTTGCGCATAATAGAGTTAAGCTGACCCAACATTAAGTTTCCTTGATTTCTATCGGCGGCATTTTTTATGCCATTAACTTTGGACTCCGCAATCATAGTCATGTTTGCCATCTTAATTGGCAGTTCTTGCGCCAGCGTATCGTGATAACGGCCTGTAGCCATTGCTCCGTAACCCTGAGCGCCTTGCAGTTTAATTCGCGCCATTGCCTCTGGGCCAACATACGGAAGTCCAGCTTGTAATGTTGCGGAGCGCATCTCATCTTGCCGAGCGGATGCCAATAGCTGCGTAATTTGCGCGTTAGACATTTGCGGGTACATATTAACAATTGCGTCAATCCGGTCGGATTCACTATTAAGGCTACGAATCTTAGCAGCCATCTCTGGCCCAGTTACTGCTGCAAGCGAATCGTAATAGCCGCCTTTACCAACTGCTTCTTTTGCTTGTGCTGCTTGCAGTGCTTGCTGAGATTCGGCTGCTTTGCGGGCTGCTCTGCCAGATACAAGCGACTGCAATCCGGATCCCAGAGCTTCGGATGCATATTGAGATTTATTGCTCAATAAACCAGCAGCTAAAGCCAACCAGTCATCAGAGGTCATTGCGCTTGCGTCTTTTGCCGCTGGTTTTGCAGCTTCCGGCATAGCATTTGTTGGGACATCTTGCGTTGTTGGCTGGGCTGCAACCAAAGCATCTACCGCAGATCTTTGTTGCTGCGCTGGATCCATGCTCATGGGATTAGCCGCAGGAATATCTGGTTGCATCATTGCACTTACAGGCGGCCCCATCAACGAGCTTTGTTTCGCAGTTTTATTTTGCGTCGGGCGAGCGGGTAGTTGTACAGTAGGCTGTGCAGCAGTAACCCCCATCGGTGAAGATATATGCTCAGGATATACGCCAGCTTGAACGGCTGGATTTTTTGACTGGAACCCACGGCTCGGGCCTTGAGGAGCTTGAGAAGTTCCAATATATCCGCGATGCGGAGAGACTGGTGACACATTATCTATATTAATAGGCGCACGTGCGGAAAGCTCTCCGCGCACAGGCATCATTTGATAGCCGTAGTTATCTGTGTTATCCGGTTCGTCGGTAATGTAATCAGCGTTATCGTACCTAGGTCTGCGACTATATGCGGGTTGATATGCTACTTCGTTTAAACCACCCACATCAAACCTAGCCACGCCACCATCTGCATATCCCACGATGCCGCCATCAGCAAAGTTCATCTTGGCAGGTAAACGAGCAATACCAGAATTCTCGGGGAGTTCATTGGCTTGCGCAGCGGCTTGCCCGGGCAGCTGTAAACGCGCTTCGTTCTGCTGCTGCATTGGGTTGACGGGTTGCTGAGCTGGGTTTCCCATGCCCATCATGGGCTGAGTTGACGGCATTGGAGCGCCAATAGATTGAACCACCGACTGATTGACCGGCGGCATTGGGCCTTGCGGCTGGATCATCTTTTGAGCTTGGGACTTGATCTGGTTATCCACGTACTTGGCTGCGGATAAAGAGATAGGGTCATCCATATGCTCTTGGGCAAACTGGGCGCGTTGGGCGGGGCTCATCCGGATCAAGTCAGCAATCATCTGGTCTTGAGTTGGAGGTGCCCCAACGGGCTTGTTTAAATTGGGGAATGGCAGCGACGCGATAGACATTTTTATTCCTTATCCAATTGTGCTGGCAAGCAAATGGGGTAAGCCAGCCTTGACTCTACCACCCTTTTTCAATACGCCAAAGGCTTTAGCTCCAGCGGCAAGACCAGCCACCTGTCCCAATGTAGAGGGAGGAGCTTGATACATTGCTGCACCTTGCTGGTTCATCGGCAATCCACGCAAAATGTTGCTCATATAGCTCATCTGCTGATATGGATAGTTTTGATAATTTTGGAACTGGCTGTACTGATTATTAAGAATGTTCTGGGCTTGCTGCTGCTGCTGACCGCCGTACTGATTCTGCATCTGGTTGATGCCCATGTTCTGGTTGTACTGGCTATTACCCAATGTATTAAGAGCGCTGGAACCCTGTAATGCAGTGTTTAAACCTTGTAATCCCAACCCGGCACCAAACTGTCCTTGCTGTGCATTTAAATTGGCTGCGGCTTGAGTTGCCTGCTGTTCGGTGTTGAACTGCTGAGCGCCTTGGTTGTAGGCTTGATTTAAACCTGTGGCTTGGATATTGGCTAGGTTCTGTTGGAGGTTAGCATTACCTTGAGCACGCATGATTGCATCACGACCGCCGCCAAAAGCTCCTGCTTGAGTTGCTTGTGCTTGCTGTTGGGCATCAGCTATACCTGCGTTTCGGCGGGCTGCTTGCGACTGTACATCCATCACGTTCTGGACATACGGATTCATGTATGCCTGAGCAGTTCCCGGCGATGTAAACGACTGCGCTTGATACGGGTTGTATTGATAACCTGTGTTTAAAGCACCAAGCATTGCTTGACCTGCCCCGGCAGTTGCTGCTTGCAACTGGGGCTGAGTCTGCATAAGAGCAGCATTTTCATAGGATTGCTGTTGAAGCGGAGAGAACTGTGCAGTCAAGTCTCCTTGGTACGCCATGTATGGGTTAGCGTTTACATCCGTATAAGCTTGCGCTTGACCCAAAAGGTTTTCTGCATAAGGGGCAAGTTGCGGGGCAAAGCCCGTCTGATACTGCGTGATTGAAGTTGGAATATCTGCCATGATCTATCCTTATGCAGGTAAATATTTGTCGGCGCGTGTATTGGTAGCTACGCGGTTCTTGCCAACTGTTTTGCCGCGAGCGCTTTGCACTCGGGCCATCATTTGATAAAGCTTGCGGGCTCCAGATTCTGTAGATCCGTTGCCTAGCTCGGAAACAATGCGGGCTGGGACAACAAATTCACCGTCAGCTAAGCGGGCTGGTTGGTTTTGACCAATGGTTGCTGGGATGCTATCGGATACACCATCTCCCGGGCCGCGCAACAATCTTCCACCATCTGAGTAGGAGCCAAGGTTGTATTGGGTTTGACCGCCTTGAGCCATGCCGCCAACATAAATTGTTCCACCTTCAGCCATTAAACCGCCACGGGCTGCGGTGCCAGAATACCCACCGCTATCTTTGCCGCCAGAACTTCCATCGGAACTAGATTTGCTACCGGAGCCACCGCCATTATCCGCAGATGTTTTCTTTGCCACGGCTGTGTCTGTAGCTGTAGCTGTAGTTGTAGCTGTAGCTGTAGCTGTAGTATCTTTTGGTTTAAACGCAGCTATTTGCGCAAGCACATCCGATAATGGCACGCCACGCGCTTGTGCAACTTGCTCTGGTGTTATGTTGTTGGTGGTCATCCAGTCATACAACTGTTGACCAGTCAGGGTTGGATTTCTTGCTTGTTGAGCTAGGAATGAATCAATTGATCCTTGAGAAGTTCCATATTGGATATTGCCATTCTTGTCATAGCTTACTGGAACGTAGTCAGGGTTGGGCTTATAGGTTCCAGCATTTTTATCATAGAGATAGCGGCTGTTTGGCCCCGGTTGCTCAAAACCACTTTGTAGCCCATAAGGTACAGCAACTTGACCGTGCGGTGTAAACGGCATAACTGGGTATGGTGCTTTACCCATTAGGTAGTCATATGCCTGCTTGGAGCCGCCAGTTTGGTTTCCGTATCTAGCGTTAAATTCCGCCATTGTTTTGGGTGCGTATGGAATATATCCAGTGCTACCTCCGCCCTTTGTATAAGCATTTACAAGGGATTGAATGCCTGTATACCCGCCCTCTGGCATATTGGGCTGCCCTGATGTCATGGACACCGTGCCATTTGGATTGATGGTAGCAGTTTGATTTCCTGCAACGCCAACTGGCAAAGCAAACGGGTTGGCTGTGCTTAAAGTTGTTGGCGTAGAGACGGTTTGTGTGGCAACCTGAGTTCCATTAATAACAGCAAGATTGCCTCCGCCCAAATCAACTATTGGCAGTATTTTATTGGTGTCAGTTAAAAGCGCTAAGCTGGTTCCAGTTCCAGTTCCAGTTCCTCTGGTCGTACCTGTACCGGTACCTGTTCCCGTTCCGGTTCCCGTTCCGGTTCCAACAACAATTACTTTTCCAGTTCCAGTTCCTGTGCCAACGTTAATTACGGTACCTGTACCCGTACCTGTACCTGTGCCGTACTTTGCATCCCACTCGTCTGGAGTCATTCCCATGGCGCGTTTAAAGTCGGCATCATTAGCGCCATATTTAGCTAAAACAGCCCTAATTTGTGCGGCTGTGGCATTTGGGTTAACTGCTGCGGTATTTGCCATTGCAGCTTGAATGTTGGCGTTTAAACCTGCCAATCCTGTTTGACCGGCTTGCGTGCTTTGGAATTGGGGGCTAGTTGCAGCATAAGCTGCGGCATTTGATAGCCCAGCCTTTTCCATAGCGGCTGCTACATCAGCTGGATTCAAACCATTTGCAACCATAGCCGCTTGAATTTGTGCAGCGGTAGCGTTGGGGTTTGCAGCAACGGCGGCGGCAATATTAGAAACATATTTATCAGAGCCAGCTTGCGGATCAATACGATTGGCTGCAATAAAATCTGTTATGTTTTGCGCGGTGAAGTTTTTGCCATACTGGGCGTTTACCTCAGCAGCAATTTGAGCTGGTGTTTTTCCAGCGTTTACACCAGCTTGGGCGGCTTGAAGAGCAAGTGCTTGTTGATCTGCGCTTGGTGTTAAAGCTGCAATTCCTGCGTTGTTTGCATTGCTTGCGTTAGTTCCAAATGATGTTTGGATATTGACAGCGTTTTGATCAGCTAAGTTATTTGTTTGCTGGTTTAAAGCAGATATTCCGCCAGTCGTTGAGCCAAATCCAGTTCCCATTCCAGTTCCTACTGCTGCAGTAGAGGCATTTCCTGTAACTACATTGGGGTTTTGATCAAGCGTTTGTTGGGCCAATTGCGCAACGCCTCCCATGATTGGAGATGTCACAGCATTTTGAACGCCAATATTTTGCGCAGTTGTTGATGCAAGCTGGTTAATTGCGGCTGGATTAATTGTAGATACGGCTGGCGCGGCAGTGACCTGAGTTACTGGGTTTAAAAAACGGCTTACATCTACGCCAAAATTAGCTTGCGCGCCTTGAAGGATTTGGTCATTATTAAACCCTTGTTGACGCGATGTGTTAATAGCATCTTGAATTTGCTGGTCTGTAAATTTAGGCGCTGTTGAGGCTGCTGGCTCTGCTGGTGTATCAAAAAAATCACCGGTTGGCATACCGCCCGGGGCGTATCCTGCAATACCGCCTTTAGCCAAAGACATCAAGCCGCCTTCTTTGGCGGTCGGGAATGAGCGTTGCCCCCATTCTGATGCCAGTACCGGAGCCCTTGCTTCAACACGTTTTGTATATTGATTGAAATAATATGGGCGAATATATCCAGCGCCAGAACTTGTATCTGGCATTTGCGTTGTAGTTTGGTTTGCAGCCAACACAGGCAGAGACGCCGCTAAAATTGGTTTCCAATTTTCTTTGGCATATTTCAATGGATTAGCTGCGGCTGCTTCAAGTTTTGTTTGCAGCGCTGAAGTTCCCGTAGCTGGCATTTCAGCAGCAATATCTTCAGCAGTCCTGCCGGATAGAATATTTTCTGGGTTTGATGCTTCAGCTCTAATTAATCTTGCATTTTCAGCTGCGGATTGATCTGCAACAGATCCCATCCCAGCTTCAGCGCCGGTTATGTCGCCAGCTAAAGATCCATATAGCCCAGCCCCACCCCAAGCGCCCAAGCCTGCTTGCAAACCTTTGCCTAGATCGCCAGTTCCTAGTGCAGTCACCCCACCAACTGTAGCGCCAGCGCCTAATGCGGTTGCTGCTGCGGAGCCTTCTGCTGCACCAAATAAAGTAGAGCCAAACGTTCCCATTAGCTCTGGAGCAAAAAAAGCAAGTGCCGCGCCAGCAATTGGGGCTGGAATCTTTTTAAGCGTATCTTCCAGCCAACTTGCTTCCGGTAATCCAGTATGTGGATTAATCGTCATTGACTTACCTTGAGATACTGCTAATGACTGTAGCCCGCTTACTTCCCGGGGCGTCATGTGGACAAGCATGGAATCGCCGTTGCGACCGTGCGCAGCCATGTGGTTTGCTAGTGCGTGTAGGCTCATATTTGCCTCTCAAAATGGGGATTATCCGATATTATCATTACTGGAGCGCCGAGACAAATGATAAAGTGGCTACCACTGACTGGGTAGACGGTTTGGTTGGTGTGCCAGATGCAGCGTAAAATTGAATAGATACATTGGCGCTGGTTGTTGACCAATAGATTTGAACGTAATCATTTGCAGCCATAGACAAATAATAATTCCAGCCTTTAATGTCGTGAAAAGGATCGCCGGGATTTTTCCTTGCAGGCAAACCAACTATTCCAGTTGATCCGGCAATATCTGTTCCGTTTTGTTTAAGCCAAATAAATAGGTCTTGCGGAGCGTTATCTAGATTTTGCACCTGCGCGCTAAACTGAAGGTTGTATATACCGGGGCTAGTTACTGTAATTTTTGAGCTTGAAATGCTTACGCCATTGGAAAAATCCGTGGTGTCAAGCGTCATCAATGTAGCCGTATTAGCTGTTGTCGTTTGTGATTGGCTGCTTGAAAATGCGCCGTAAGTATTCTGTAAGTATTTGCCACCCTCTGTTCCTAAGAGGCCTGCTAGCGCATTAAACAGTTGGTTGAAATACAAACGCAAGACGTTAGAAAATTGATCTTGGTATTGGCGGCTGTACTCATTTGTCCCCAATGGCAAATTGGGGGGCGCTGGGTTTGTGATGCGAAGTTGTGCCATCAACGGCGTCCATCTAAGCGCAGGTCTATCCTTGGTGCGCCTAACTGCCAAGCGGTTCCAAGATTGGTACTGCCCATCTTAAAGATTAACTGGCGACCGCGAACGCGCGTGTAAACGATGCCTGTAAATTCTTCGGTGATATTGTAGTTTGCGCTTTGGGTGACGCCCATTACGCCCGGGGTACTTGCTCCTGAGCCGGAGTTCTGCATGGGATACAAGGTCATCGTTGTTTGACCGGTGTAGCCACTTGTAGTCCCACTAAAGGTCAAGTCTGGAAGTACACGCCATATAAAGGAGTAATGATCTCCATCCCCGATGTCAAATTCCGAGGAGGAGATATATGCGGAAATTGGTGCTGGCGTTCCTGTCTCAACGTCATCATTTCCTTGTTCATGCTGGACTGTGTATCCGTTGTAGGTTGTAGCCAACGGACTGGGTTGGAGTCCCGAGTCAATCCAAGCCGTGCGGGCCATTGTTCCATAGTACCAAACATTTTCAAGATAGTTATACACAACATATTTATCAATTGTCGTGCTGTTAGCTGAGCAATAGAACCACCAAACCTCATTAAATGCCTCTACAGTGCTGGCAAATACCTGCTGGTTTTGATACAAATTTATATCATTAAAGATATATTTACGCAGATCGCAGTTTAATGTTTGAACGCGACCATCATATTTGTAAAACTTATCAATACCCATCCAGTAAATGACACCAGAAGCCAGCGCTGCAGCGTTTGGCCCCATGATGGAGATGTTGTCGCCCAAAATTTGAGTCTGCCATACGTAGGGTGTGCCGATATATTGCAAGCCATATACCGCTTGATCGGTAATAACAAACACCTCTTGGCGGGTTTGGATGACGCTAACAATCTGCGAGCCGTGAGAAAGGCGGATGCTGCCAGCTTGATTTGTGGCATCGGGAGTCCAAACATATGGGTTTTCCTGATCCGACCAACGAATTAACATGGGGTCAATTGCAGTGCCGCCATAGTTATTGGTTCCAAAGACAAACACAAACCGAGAAGCATCCGAGACCAAGATATTGTTTTGAATGACCGGCACATCTACTAGATTAGATATGTACTGGGTGCCAGACTGCGAGCCAGATGTGTTTATAGTGTTTCCGCTTGAATCTATAAGCTGTGACGTTAAACCTGCTAGGTTGTTGATGTAATAAGTGGTGCCAGCGGTAATCCCAGTAGGAAGAGCGCCGGTAGTGCCAAACTGAATAGCCGTACCTTCTTTTAGTGCGGTAGTATATGTAACAACCGCTGGAGATGCGATAGTGATGGTAACGTTGCCGCCCAAGCTACTCAAAAGCACGCCCGGATTGGCTGTGGTGTTACTTACCTGCCAATAATAAAGACCGCCACCCTTTGGGCCATACAGTAGGTTTTCGCCGAAGTTATACGCATCCCACAGACGTAAGTCAGTTTTAACGGTGGATCCGTTACCCCAAGTTCCAAATCCCCAAGGGCCAGCACCCCAGCCATAGAACGGCACTTGGATTGCGGGGCCAGTATTAATTTGATAGGTTGCGACTACAGCGCTGCCTCCGCCGGTCGTAGAACTTGTTGCTGTGCCGGTAGCTTGGATGGTGTATGTGTTAGCGTTTGGTGCTGTAAGAATTTGGTAAGACCCGCTGACCGTGACGCTAGCAACCGCAGTGGCCCCAGAAAAACTTACAAAGTCGTTGACAATAGCGCCGTGTGCTGTATGCGTTACAGTAATTGTGGTTTTGCCGCCCGAGTTGGTGGCGGTGTTGGTTGCAAAAGGGTTTGCTCCCAGTGTTGCAGTTAAACGTACAGGGGTGATGTCAAAGTACGTGTTGCCATAAGTAATGTAAAACTTAAGGTTTGTACCCAAAGATACATAATTAACATTTGCAGTGGTAATCCAGTTCCACAGGTTGCGGCAAACCCCAAGGAATGTAGACGTAGAATACTGAATCCACCCGCCAATTTTCTCGGGGGTTCCTTGGCGAAACCGGATCTTGTCGCTTTCGTACCAGCCACTTTCATTCAAGTAGCGGGTATTTTCACGGTTTACCCCGGGTTTAAAAATCAACTTTTGTAGCGGCATAGGTTAGTCCAGCAATTTGCACTCCGCAGTTCTGCGTTTAAACAACCCCGGCAAGACTTTCCCGCCGCCCTTTGTCCACAGCATTAACTGCTCTTTTGCGCCATCCCAGTCTTGTTCGTTTATTTTACGCTTGAGTGTGCTTGTCTGCAACCTACCTACACCCAAATTATAGGCAAAGTCAACTATGGCGTTGCACTTAGGCTCATCTGTTAGCAGGATTGGGCAGTTACGTAATACACCGGGAAGGAAAGTGTATTGCAGTTCGTGAAGAAGCAGTTGTGCTGCCTCTGGTTCTGATATTGGTGGATCAGTTAGTGCAACCTTTGCACCACTTGCGTAATAGGTAGACCCATACCCAATGGTAGGAATACCCGCAGGGCAGAGGTAGGGTTTACCCTTAAACCCCTCAAACTGTTTACACAGTGCCGCTGCGATATCCAAGTTCATAGCCCACGCTTTGCCAAGGTGCGGTCAAGGAACCAATAGTTTAATGTGCCAGATACCAATGCAGAGAAGTCGCCGGACATCATTAGTTTAAACACCACATCTGGCGGGGATCCGGTAACCCACGCATTCCAAGAAAACCAAACGTGAATGAAACTCCAGATGAACAAAATCCAGTATGTAACTATGGGACGCACAGATGCTGACAAGCTAGCAACCCAGCCGCCTGCGGCTTTGACCATTTCGGTTTGCTGTTCTATTGCGGAGTTAAACGCATTCATGACCCCAGCATCTACTGTGGCTTCCCGCTGCGCGCCAATCTCGGCTAGTTTTTGCTGGCCCCGCAAAGTCTCCAGTTGGCATTGCTGACCAAACATAAGCAGCTCATGGTCGCGCTCGTTCTTTTTATCAAAGAACTTAATCACCTCTGGAGCCAAACGAAAAATGCCCCCAAGGAGGGAGCCAAAAATACCACCGCTAAGCATTTCAAACATCAGTGTTTCTCCAGCAAAAGTGTGAGCCACCAAAAGACAAGGCCCAAAACCAAAATAACAATTGCGCCACCAAGGAGCCAGTTGATTAGCTCATCCATCTCTTTTTTCTTAGCCGCTGCGTTCTTCTCGTCCAAGATTTCCTGCGCTTTGCGCTTTTGGATCAAGTCGTTTCTGGTGATGAGTAGCTGCTGCCAAACATCCGCATGACCATTAAGCACAAGCCACTGATTCAGTTCCTTCTCAGCGTCATCCAACTTCTTGGCCTGCATGACGATCTCAAAAGCCTGCGCCGTGTCCGATCCCGCAAACCCCGTCTTTGGCTTGGACGCTGCCCGCTGGACAACATCCTTGGCCTCAAAGAACTTCATGGCCTCGCCAGTGATGGTGTGGATGTCCTTGCCTAATTTAATGGCAGCTTGGACGCCTTTTACCGCCGCTTGGGCTGTGGCGAAAGCGGTAATTGGGTCTATCACAGCTCACCTGTTAGGGCGCGTCAGGCCAAGTAATATCCCACGGGAAGCTTGACTGACTTGGTACATCGCGCAGGGCTTGGCGATAGGTTGCCCATGCTGCTTTGTCTGCGGTGCTGTCGGTAAGCTGCGTCCAGTCGCTGTCCTTGAGCAGTTGTGTGCGGGTAGAACGCACATTTGTGGCTTGCTCAGTGTCCTTGGCGGCGTGGTATGCAGCTTCTTGTTCGGCAGCAGTGGTTTCCCCGTCAACAAATACGGGGCCAAGGATGTACTTGGTGTACCATTTACCGTCGATCTGCTCTACGCCGCTGCGCATTGAGTATTGGTAGTGTGTTCCACCTGTGGATTGTGGGCCTTCCAGCACGATGTCACCGCCGTATTGGTTAATAAACTCCTCGGTCAAGGGCTCACCAAAAATGGCTCCTTGCGTCTGGGCGTAAGCGCGGAATTCGTTTTGGAATACGACTGCGCCGGTTTCTCTGATTCGGATTTCCATGATGTGTCCTTATGCTATTGCGAGGAAAATGTAAGTGCCGCCAGATACATTGATGGCAGCTAGGATAGTTGAATTCAACGCAAACCCAGTTGAAACCGTTGTAACTGAGCCAAGCGTAGCCGATTCAGCCGCTGAAGAATTTAACAGCAAATATGGGTCTGTCAGTGTAGTCATGCCACGGGCTGTGTCGTAAACATACCAATCACCAGTGCTATCGGTGCGCTTAATAAGCACAAACCTAGCGCCGCCGGTAAACCCGCAGTTAATGGTTTGGGTTGTGCCATTACCTGTGTATGAACCTACTTTTGAAACGCCTGCACAAGTGGCAAATAAGTAAGCTACAAAAGTAAAAGCTGGTTCGTTTGTACTTGTATCAGTTCCAACAGTAAAAACAGAAGATGTAGGTGCTGTACTATTCCAAGCGGCTGTGTTCGTGCCAAAAGCATCAGTTTGATTTAATCGTGCTGATTGTGTTGCGCCAGTTGCACTACTGTAAACACGCCATTGTGTTGAACTCCCAGATGGCCCTCTTGCTTTTACAATCATTAACTCAGGAACAACGCTTAAATTGTGTGCTTGAGTTGTTGCGCTTCCAGTTCCTGTATAACAAACCACATCAAAGAAGCCGGGGGCGCGGCTAAACCCATCTGCAATATATGTTTGCCCAGAAGTGTTATAAGAGGCATCAGAACTACCGTAGGTAAAACCTGTATTTTGATATGAAGCAATGTAATACGGTGCGTTAACTTCTTCTGCAGCAGTTAAATTTTGAGACAAAGCAGCATTGACCCCTGCCAATAAAGTTGCGCTTCTCCAGTTTGTTGTAGAACTACGCTTCTTCCACCAAACCACATCAGGAACAAAACCAGTTGTAATGGCTTGGTTTGCCGCACCATTGCCGGTGTATGCAATTGGACTAAACACTTTAGTCGCATCCGTAGGCGTTGCCATTGGCCCACGGCGTATTGCTATGTAGATGATTGTTGAACCAGCCCCAAAAAAACCTGTACTAGCAGAAAACCCCGTTGCTGTTGGAAAAAAATATGGTGTTGTATAAACAGATTCAGCAGC